AAAAAACACAAGCACCTGAGTCCAGCTAAGAAAGCGGCGGCGAAAGCTTCTGCCAAAAAGGCTGGACGCCCATACCCAAACTTGATTGACAATATGAAGGTAATGAAATGAAACACCACTTTATCAATTTCTTGAGCGACGCTGGCCACTCTGTTTCCGGTTATGAGCACAAGCTTTTAGAAAAGTTTGCTGCGTTTGTTGAGTCTTTTGAGGCCAAACAAAATGAACCTGCACCTGTTGTTGAGGCTCCTGCACCTGCTGAGCCTGTTGCTGTTGTTGCGGATACTGCTCCAGCTCCCGCGCAAGTAGTGGAGTCTGCGCCTGCTGTTGAAGCTCCTGCTGGTAATATTACCAACACAGAAACTCCTGCTGCATAATGGCTAATACATCCGGCGTTGCATCGTTCAATTTACAGCTTCCCGAGTTAGTCGAGGAGGCTTTTGAGCGTTGCGGTGGAGAATCTCGTTCCGGATATGATGTTAGGACGGCCCGTCGGTCATTGAATTTACTCTTTGCCGATTGGGCCAACCGTGGCATCAACATGTGGACGTTTGAGCAAGACGCCATTACATTGGTTCCTGGACAGCCCACATACGCTTTGCCTGACGATACAGTTGATTTGCTTGAGCATGTCATTAGAACTCAGCAAAATGTGGCCAACAACCAGGCCGATTTGACGATTACACGCATTAGTGTTTCTACTTATGCGACGATTCCTAATAAACTTATTCAAGGACGCCCTATCCAAGTATGGATTCAGCGTCTTTCAGCCAATGATCAAGTCACTGCTGCCACTGTATATTCCGCTGTTGGCACAACGGACACCTCGATTGCCGTTAGTACCCTCAATGGATTACCAAATGCTGGTTTTATTAAGCTCGATTCCGAGCTGATTGGGTACAACGAACTCCAGCCAGCTGCGAATGGCAACCCTGCTTACCTCTTGAACTGCACTCGCGGTCAAGGAAACACCACAGCTGCTACACACAACGCTGGAATTGCGGTCATTTTGTCTCAAAAGAACAGTATTACCGTGTGGCCAACCCCTGATTCATCGCAGGTTTACCAGTTTGTGTACTGGAGAATGCGCCGTGTCCAAGATATGGGTGGCGGCACTAACATTGCTGACGTTCCATTTAGGTTTGTCCCATGCTTAGTGGCTGGTCTGTCCTATTACATGGCGTTAAAAGTACCAAATGCGCTGGAAAGATTACCAATTTTGAAATCTCAATACGATGAGGCTTGGGAATTGGCAGCTGGTGAAGATCATGAGAAAGCGGCAGTTCGCTTTGTCCCCCGCAGGATGTACATTGGCGGGAGCTACTGATCATGGGCAACAGGTTTGCCTCTGGTAAGAATGCGATTGCGGAGTGTGATCGTTGCGGGTTCCAATATAAGTTGACGGTTTTGAGAAAAGAGATCATTAAAACCAAGAATTACAACATATTGGTATGCCCTTCTTGCTGGGACCCAGATCAGCCTCAGTTGCAATTGGGCATGTACCCTGTAGATGACCCACAAGGACTGCGAGATCCGCGCCCTGACACCACCTATTACGCTTCTGGCGTGACTGCTGATGGAAGTATTGGTGGCGGTAGTAGAGTTTTTCAGTGGGGTTGGAATCCAGTTGGTGGAGCCAGTAGTTTTGATGCAGTTTTGACGCAAAACTATTTGATTCCAAACGTACAAGTGGGTACAGTTACAATAGTTACAACGTAGGAGCTAAAAATGGCCAAACATGACGATATTAAAGAGGACAAAAAGCTGATTAAAAAGGCTTTTAGTATGCACGACAAGCAGGAGCATCCTGGCAAACATACCGACTTGAGCAAACTCAAGAAGGGTGGCAAAATCCATAAGATGGCCAAGGGTGGCGTCACTGGTAAAGCCATGAGAGCTGTTGGCCGCAATTTGGCCCGCGCTCACAACCAAAAACCTGGGAGCAAATGATGGTTACTCAAGTTAAACCAACAACCAAAAACAGCCCTGCCATTCATAAACCCACAAAGGTGTTTAATGGCTCTGCTGAAGAGTATGCTCGCCCACATACCATGAAGGATAAGCCTGTTCATCTTGAAGACGCTGGTGTTGAGCCAAGCTTTAATAAGAAGAAAAACTGGGTTCCTCTCAAGGGTGTAAGTATTACCATGAACGAAGAAGTCAAAGAGACTGGCATCAAGATTCGCGGTACTGGTGCAGCCACTCGTGGCGTAATGGCAAGAGGACCAATGGCGTGAATTACACTCAGCTTAAACAACTGATCCAGGATTACACCCAAAACTACGAAACTACTTTCGTAGCGGATATTCCTACGTTTGTTGAACAAGCTGAGCAGCGCATTTTTAACTCCATTCAGTTTCCCTCACTGCGTAAAAATGTAACAGGTGTATTTACTGCGGGTAATGCATATTTAGCGTTACCAACGGATTTTTTGGCTCCTTATTCTTTGGCCTTGTATCAAAGCGCAACAACCACCGCTACGGGCACTTCTGGTACTTATACCATTACGATTGGTTCAAATACCAATGTATCGTTGGGGCAGATAGTGTCTGGCACAGGCATCCCAAGTGGCGCCACAGTAACAGGAATCAACGGACTTGTAATAACGCTCAATCTGGCCTTAACAGGAACAGTTTCTGGTAGCGTTACATTCCAAGGAAGTTATCTTTATTTACTTAATAAAGACGTCAATTTTATTCGTGAAGTTTATGGCAATCCAATAGCCTACGGCACACCGCAATACTATGCTTTGTTTGGACCGACAGTTACAAGTGGAGCAATAACCACATACTTGTCCGCGATTGTTGGTCCCACGCCAGACACAAATTACAACGCAGAATTGCACTATTACTACTATCCCGTGTCCATCACTCAATCGTCTGATGGAACCAGTTGGCTTGGCAATAACTTTGACACCGTACTTCTTTACGGATCTCTTGTCGAGGCTTACACCTTCATGAAAGGTGAGACCGATATGATGACGCTTTACAATCAAAAGTATGTAGAAGCTCTTGCTCTTGCTAAACGTCTTGGCGATGGCATGGAACGTCAAGATGCATACCGCGACGGTCAATTTAGGCAGAAAGTCACATGAGCATAGTACAGACCGCCACCACCAGTTTCAAAGTGCAGCTTGCTCAAGGGCTGCATAACTTTGGTCCGACCAGTCCAAATACCTTTTACATTGCTTTGTTTACTTCAAACGCAACAATCAACGCATCTACAACGCAGTATTCAAATGCGTTGGTTGGAGAGGTAACTGGCGGCGGCTATACCCAGGGCGGACAACAGCTAACGATTACGCAAACACCAACATCTGGAGCCACAGGCGGCACAGTAGCGTACTGGTCTTTTGCTAACGTAGTTTGGAGCCCAGCTTCATTTACAGCTCGTGGTGCTCTGATTTACAATGCAAGTCAGAACAATGCATCTGTGGCAATTTTGGATTTTGGCGCGGATAAAATCTGCAATACATCATTCACGATTCAGTTCCCAGCTGTTACTAATACCAACGCAATTTTAAGGATCGCATAATGCTCGTTACAACTACCAAAGGCGAAATGGATGACTCTCTTCTGGTAAAGAAAGAGGGCACTGTTGACAATGAAAATGAGTACACAACATGGGTTGAATACTGGTTGGATGGCGAGCTCGTGCACCGTTCAGCGCATGTAACTTTGAAAAAATCCCCCTTCTCTGATTTATTTGCTGCCTCTTTAGGCTAAAGGAACCAAAATGAGTAACACCCAAAGCATGTGCACTTCTTTCTTGGGCGAGTTGTTGAGCGCTACTCACAACTTCAGCTCTGCCAATCCCGCTCACACAGCCAATACTGCTGACACATTCAAAGCAGCTTTGTATGTAACTACAGCTACGATTAACGCAGCTACAACAGCATATTCTGCAACTGGCGAAGTGTCTGGTACAGGATACACAGCAGGTGGTATTGCGGTAACAAACGCAACCAACCCATCTTCTACCAATAGCTCTGCAACTGCTGGAGTTGGATATTGGACACCATCAGGCAACTTGGTTTATTCCACAGTTACCTTGAGCACTGCGTTTGATACTGTTTTGATCTATAACTCAACTCAGTCTAACAAAGCTGTATCAGTTCACACATTTGGAGCGCAGACAGTCACTGCTGGTACATTCACATTGACGATGCCATCTAACACCACGACAACTGCTTTATTGCGTTTGTCTACCACCTAATAGGTGAGTTATGGCCGGATGGGGCAGTAATAACTGGGGCGATGGCCCGTGGGGGGTAGGTTTAACCCCACTTACAGGAGTTTCTGCTTCAGGTAATGTAGGAACGACGGGTGTCAACGTCACGATTGCTCTGACTGGTGTTGGGGCGACTGGGGCAGTTGGCACAGTAGCTGAAACTTTATCTGAATCCATAAGTGGGGTATCTGCAAGTGGTAATGTAGGTTCTGTTACAGGTAGTGTTTCTGTAGCGTTGACAGGCGTTAATGCGGCCGGATCGGTACAAGCGCCATCAGTCAATATCACAGTTGCCCTATCTGGTGTGGGAGCAAGTGGTACTACAGGTTCGGTACTGGTCAGCAATGCGAAAGCACTATCTGGTGTTTTAGCGAGCGGGTTTACAGGTACTGTATCAGGCGCTCAATCGGCAAGTATTTCTGGTGTTCAAAGCGCAGGCGCAGTTGGTCAGATGGTGGCCAACAACACCGAAGGGGATTTGGGTAATGTAGCAATTGGAGCGCCAGGAACAGTTGGAGCCAATTTAACAATTGCTTTAAGTGGCGTTGGAGCATCTGGCGCAGCTGGATCAGTAGGTGCAAACCCTGGCGCATCTTTAACAGGCAATAATGCTACAGGTAATGTTGGGGCAATGTCTGTTCCTTTGGGGTCGGTTCTTGCCGCAGGAGCAGTTGGAACGGTTGGGGCAAATGTTACGATTGCATTAACTGGGGTAGGCTCAAATGGTGCGGCTGGAACAGTGACAATGACAGGAAGAGGTGCTACATTAACAGGTGTGGCAGCAGTGGCTCAAGTTGGAACAATGACGGCAATTTATTGGAGTTTAATTGATGACAGCCAGACACCTTCGTGGCAAAATATCAATAATTCTGAAACGCCAAACTGGGTATTGATACCTACGCAATGAGGATAACATGACGATCAATTACACAACGAATTTGAGTTTGGCCGAGCCAGTCACAGGGACGGAATCAGGTACTTGGGGTGACGATGTAAACAAGGGCTTGACAGATTACCTTGACATTGCGATTGCAGGTACTTTAGCTCTTACATCTTCCTCATTCACAGCCAATGCGCTGACGCTTGCCAATACGACTGGTAATAATTCCAGCAACGGGATTACGACCACAACGGCCCAGTATTATGTTTTAAAGGTTAGCTCATTAACAGCTAACGTCACGATCACTGCCCCAAGCTCCAGTAAAACATATGTGGTGGTTAATCTCGACCCTACATACACAGTTACAATTAAAGCATCAGGGCAAACAGGAGCCACAATTCCTGCATCTAGTAAAGCGCTGGTAGTTTACAACGGAACAGACTACACACAAGTTGGCGCTTCTGCCGGTGGTTCAACCACACAAATTCAGTATAACAACGGCGGAGCGTTGGCGGGTTCAGCTAACCTGACATTTAACGGTACAACCCTAACAATG